AAGAAGACTTTGATAATTTAACTAAACTAACCCCAAAGGAGTAACCAACATGGAATTATCACTAATAAGAAGTTTAATGGATAAAGAGTTTTATCAAGAGCATAGAGGAGCTAAGTGCCCTGATAGATTATTCAGTAAAGATGTAAGGAAGATTAAGAGTGCCATAGATAAAGCTATGGACAGATATGAGAGAACAGTAACACCTGATGAGATTGAAGCATTGTTTATGTCTAACAATCCATCTATGACTACTGCACAGAAACAAGCATACTCTAGCTTGTTCAAACAAATAAAAAAGGAGATGCCACTTGGTACAGACATTGCACAAGAAGTGTTATCTAAACTATTTCAGCAAGTTGTTGGCGAAGACATTGCTAATCTCGGCTTTGACTATGTTAATGGTTCTAAATCCACTCTTGAACCTCTTAGAAATGTTCTTGAGTTATATGCTGATGATTTTACTCCCAATCTAAAAGTAGAATGGGATGACATAAGTATTGAAACATTGCTTGAGAGAAATGATTTAGAAGCTAGATGGACATTTAATATACCTTGTCTAACTAGAAAGGTAGAGGGTGTCAATGCAGGACACTTGATTGAAGTAGGTGCTAGACCTAATACAGGTAAGACATCTTTTCATGCTAGTTTAATTGCAAGTCCTAATGGTTTTGCTCATCAAGGTGCTAAGTGTATCATACTATGTAACGAGGAGTCTGCACACAGAGTTGGTGCAAGGTATCTAACATCAGCCACAGGCATGACAATGCATCAGATAAGGAAAGACCCAAGTAAAGCACGTGAACTGTATGAACCTGTGAAAAAGAATATACACATAAAAGATGCATCTAATCGTGACATGGCATGGGTTGAGAGCATATGTAAAGCATACAAGCCTGACATAGTTGTACTAGACATGGGAGATAAGTTTGCTAGGACAGGTGGCTTTGCAAGAACTGATGAAGCACTTAAAGCTAATGCTATTCATGCTAGACAGATAGCTAAACAACATGAGTGTGCAATCTTTTATATGTCACAACTATCTGCTGAGGCTGAAGGTAAGGTTTATCTCAATCAGGCTATGATGGAAGGTAGTAGAACAGGTAAGGCTGCAGAAGCTGATTTAATGATTCTTATAGCTAAAGATACAGTTAAGAATCCTGATAGTGGAGAAGAAGAAAGTCCTGCTAGACATTTAAATATTGTCAAGAATAAATTATCAGGATGGCATGGTGTTGAACATTGTGAATTGGATTATGTAACTGCTAGGTATCAGTAATGCAGAAGGATTTGTTTGGATATGAGAAGCCTGTGATTGAACATGGAGATAGTTTAGTTTGTATCAAGTGTGATATAGAACAACCAATAGACCAATTCAATGCTATGAAGTATGCTAGTTCAGGTGATGAAAATAAACAGACAGAAATAAAAAGAACTTGTAGAACTTGCATGAGGAATCAATCTAATCTAGTTAAACAACTAAGAAAAACTAACCCATATCCTGATGAGGATTATAGTTGTCCTATATGTGACAGGGATATAAAAGAAATAGGTAAGTATGGTCAACCTAGATTGCAAAATTGGGTATTAGACCATTGCCATGATTCCCTTTCATTTAGAGGTTGGTTGTGTCATCATTGTAATGTTGGTTTAGGTGGATTCTCAGATAGCTTGACAAGATTAAAGAAAGCTGTTATATATCTAACTAAGCATAAGGAGAGATTGAATGATAAAGATTAGTAAAGAAATTGCTGAAGAACTAAATCTTCCTATGTCTGTTAATCTAGCATATTTAAATAAAACGGATGCTAAAAAATTAAACCTACCAAGTAAGTATGGTGAGATTAGAGAGGATGGTTATGTATTTACAAGCTACTATATAAGAAATAGTATAATACAAGAACAGTGGCTATCTCCAAAGTCTTTAGCTAACCAAGCTAAACGAAAAAGTATAAATAAAAAGGAACACACTAAAAGAACTAAGAAATTTATTAAACGAGTAAAGTTATATTTAGGATGTTATATATGTGGATACAAAAAAAGCAGTGATGCATTGCACTTTGACCATTTAGATATAACCAATAAAGTTAGAGAAATTAGCAGAATGAGTTCTTGTAGTTTTAAAGTACTGAAGAATGAAATGCGAAAATGTAGAGTTCTCTGTGCTAATTGTCATGCAGAACACACGGAAAAACAAAGAAACGAAGGGTTATTTGACAATGAAATTAACACTTGATGTAGAAAATACAGTTACCCATAGAGATGGTAAGCTACATCTTGACCCATTTGAACCTGATAATAGATTAGTCATGGTTGGGTGTCTCACAGATAAAGGAGAGGAGTATCTATTCAGAGATAACTTTGATGGTGTTCAAGAATTACTAGACCAAGCTACAATACTTATAGGTCATAACATAGTACATGACTTATTGTGGCTATGGGAATGTGGATTAAAGTATGATGGTTCAGTCTTTGATACAATGTTAGGTGAGTATGTTTTACAGAGAGGTAATAAACAACCATTATCTCTTGAAGCATGTGCTAACAGATATGACTTAGAGACTAAGAAACAAGATACTATGAAAGAGTATTTTAAAAATAAAACACCTATTGATGAGATACCAAAGCAAGAGTTATCTGACTACTTATCTGCTGACTTAAAAGCCACACAAGAATTATCAGATGTAATCTATAAGAAGCTATACACAGAAGAGTATGCAGGATTAATGAATACAGTTATACTAACAAATCGTGTAGCAGTTACATTGGCTAGGATATATCAGAATGGTTTTACTGTTGATATGAATAAATTAAATGAAGTTAGAGAAGAGTTTGAGAAAGAAAAGTTAGATATAGAGAACAGACTTAATGTACAGGTAAAGAAATTAATGGGGGATACACGTGTCAACCTCAATAGTCCTGAACAGATGTCTTGGGTTATATATAGTAGAAAGCCTAAAGATAAACTTGAATGGGCAAACACGTTTACACCTTACATGGATGTAACAGACTACAAAAAGAATGTAAAAGATAAATCAGATATTGTGTACAAGACAGAGGCACAGCAATGTGCTGACTGTCAAGGCACAGGTTATTACAGAAAGGTTAAGAAAGATGGAACACCTTATGCTAGACCTACCAAATGTGATAACTGTGATTCTGTTGGCTACATATTTGTTCCTAGTAAATTGGTAGCAGGATTAAAATTTACTGCACCTAATGCTAAATGGGTTAGTGCTAATGGTTTTACAGTTAACAAAACTAATTTAGCTATACTACAAGGCATAGCTAGAAAGAATAACTTGCAAGAAGCAGTTAATTTTTTAAGTGACTTACAAAGACTATCAGCATTAGATACTTATTTATCATCTTTTGTTGAAGGCATAAATACCTACACTAAATCTGATGGTAAGTTACATGTAAGACTATTGCAACACAGAACTGCGACAGGTAGGTTTAGTGGTGCTGACCCTAACATGCAGAACATGCCTAGAGGTGGCACATTCCCTGTCAAGAAAGTATTCATATCACGTTGGGAAGGTGGACAAATACTTGAAGCTGACTTTGCACAGTTAGAGTTCAGAGTGTCTGCATTCTTGTCACAAGACCAAACTGCAATGAAGGAGATAGAAGATGGATTTGATGTTCATAGTTATACTGCTAGTGTTATTACTAATGCAGGTGAGAAAACATCTCGTCAAGAAGCGAAAGCACATACCTTTGCACCCCTCTATGGAGCAACAGGATTTGGGAGAACGAATGCTCAAGCTACATATTACAAACACTTCACAGAAAAGTACAAAGGAATCGCATTATGGCACTCCAAATTGGCTAAAGAGGCTATAAGCACTAGTAAGATAACTACACCATCAGGTAGACAGTTTGCATTCCCTGATGTCAGAAGAAACTCTTATGGTAAAGTATCTCACTTCACACAAATAAAGAACTATCCTGTTCAGTCATTTGCTACTGCTGATATAGTTCCACTCATTTTAATAAACATAGAGAGTGAGTTAGACAAACTACAATCTTGTATTGTCAATAGTGTACACGATTCTATAGTTATAGATATACACCCTGATGAAGTAGAAAAAGTAATTGACATTATTAAAATAGTAAATAGTAGAATGATTAGTTTAATTAATTCTGCATTTGAGTTAGAGTTCAATGTTCCACTATTATTAGAAGCAAAAATAGGTAATAATTGGCTTGACACTAAAGACGTTATATGATATAACTTATAAACTTTTATAGAAAGGAATAAAATGGTAAATGAAATAACTACAATAGATACTAATAACTATGCAGAGATGGCAAAAGCTATGGGTATCGCAGGAGAAACAGGTTCATCTGATACAAGTAAAGCGAACCCACTCCCAAGAATGAGACTACACCATAATAATATTATGGGTATGAAGAAGATTGGTGATGAAACTGTAGAGACAGTCGTTGTGAAAGCAGGTTCATTCAAACTAGAAAGACCTGACTTACCTATTGTCTACTCGCCAACTGCTGAAATCAGACCCTTTATACAGAGGTTTATGTATAAAAGGTTTGTCAAGAATATGTCTGCTAAGAAGGGTGAACCTATGGGTGTTTATCACAAGACACTTATGGCAGATAATCTAAATAATGACTTAAAGGACAATCAGGGTAGCTTCAACTGTGGTAAGCCATCAGGATATATCAAGGACTTTAAGGCATTACCTGTGGCTACACAGGAAGTAATCAAGCAGATTAAAAGAGTAAGAGTAATCTTAGGTACTATTGATATGCCTGATGCTAAAGATGAGAAAGGCAACAAAGTTACACTAGAACCTAACACTCCTTTTATATGGGAGATTGACAATCGTGATGCATTTAAGACAATGGGAGAACCTTTTAATAAGTTTAATCAAACTAAGAGACTTCCTGTTCAACACTACATTACGTTGACTAGTGAAGAAAGGAAGATACCTAGTGGTTCATCTTTTTATTTACCTAACTATTCACTTGACTTGCAGAAATCTGTTAAAGTGACAGATGAAGACCAAAATACTTTCATAAACTTCATGGCATGGATAGATAATTATAACAGTTATATATTTAATGAATGGGAAATGAAAGCTAAAGCACCTGTAAGTAAAGAGGATAAAGATGTCGTTGATGATTTCATTGATGTTAATGTAGATGAAGAGGTGGTATAGTGAACCATCCTGCTGAAATGATGATTCATCAGTATCTTGAGAATGCCACAAGTGGTGCTTCAGCTATGAGTCAAGAAAATATTGAACAAGTAGCTAATGATATTAAAGATGCTTTGAATCGTCAGTTCAACACTAAAAGGGATGACAAGTTTAGGTTACGTATGTCTAATATAGGCAGACCTTCATGTCAGCTTTGGTTTGAAAAGAATAAACCTGAGACTGCGTTACCTAAACCTACCACTTTCATAATGAACATGATGATTGGTGATATAGTAGAAGCAGTATTTAAAGCAGTATTAAGAGAAGCTAATGTAAAATTTGAAAATAGTGATACAGTTACTCTTGAAATTGATGAAAAAACTACTATATCAGGTTCATATGACTTAGTTATGAATGATGCAGTTGACGATATCAAATCTGCATCTGATTGGTCATATAAATATAAGTTTGATTCCTATGAATCTTTACATTCAGGCGATAGTTTTGGTTATGTTGGACAACTAGCAGGTTACGCAAAGGCTTCTAACAAGAAGGCAGGTGGTTGGTGGGTTGTAAACAAAGCCAATGGTCATTTTAAATATGTTCGTGCCAACATTGACATGGATAAAGAACTTGACAAAATCAAAACGAATATAAAGGCAACGGAGTCAAACGATTTAGTGCGATGTTTTGAACCTGAGTCTGAAACTTTTAGAGGTAAACCTACAGGCAATATGGTTCTAAATAAGAATTGCACATTTTGTTCATATAGGCAGTCGTGTTGGGAAACTTTACGTGAGTTACCTGCACAGATGTCTCAAGCTAGAGAGCCTAAAATGGTTCAATATGTCAAATTGAAAGGAGAGTAGCATGAGTAAATCACTAGATGAATTAAAAGCAAACATTGAAGAAATGGAAAAGCAGTTAGCTGAAGCAAAGAAAGAATATCGTGAGCTACGTACAGTAGGTTTACGTGATGCTATTGAAGCTAGAAAAGCTGCCGATGAAGCAGTAAAGGAAGAGCTTAAAAACTTAGGTTATTCTAATACATATTCATATAGCAATCCATTTATTTCATGGCGAAACTTCTAATTGTCTCCTCACAAAATTAGAAGAGACGCAATAAAGCATGGGTATAGGAGTGGGTTAGAACACACTATATCTATCTATCTTACAGAACTAAAGCATAAATATGATTATGAATCTATTAAGATAGAGTGGGAAGATTTATCATATCGCACCTATACCCCTGACTTTATATTAAACAATGGAATTATAATAGAAACAAAGGGTAGGTTTCTAGCAGTAGACAGAAGAAAGCATTTAGCTATAAAGAGACAACACCCTAACTTAGATATTAGGTTTGTGTTTACTAACAGCAGAAGCAAATTAAGAAAAGGTGCTAAATCTTCTTATG